GTAGCTGTTATTAGAGAGAGGGTATGCACGGTCCTGAATGCCAGCATCAGGCTTAGGAGTCCAGTCAAGGCCGTAGTACTCACGAACCTGCGTCGGAGGCAGCGCCGTCAGACCGATCCACCAGTTAGCCTCAAGCGCCGTACGGCTACCAGGCTCAACCGTGAACTCATCAATCGTCATCGGAGTCAGGCAAACCTCACCAGTACCAATGACCTGCTGATTCTGCTCATTGATCCACAGACGCTCACCCTTAGCGCCGTCCCACTCCACTGCAACGGCAGAGACGCCACCAAGAATAGCTCCAAGAACCTCTTGACGTCGAATAGTCTCCCAGTCCTGCTGCTGCCTAGCTGCCTCAAGAATGCCCTCAGCAAGCTGACTGCCTGACATAGACGAATCGTCAGAGTCAGTAGGATCGCCTTCAAAGACAAGATCCCGCTCAGTGAGCACGCCAAGCAGCGTGTCAATACGGGGCTCCATCTGATTATCCGTCACACGGACACGGTCATTGTAGGAGTAGCTCGACGGAAGAGGCGTGGCCCGTCCCCGGCTCTCGTCCCACACAACCCACTGCTTGTTCAGGTAGAACGACTTATTAAGCTCAAAGTTCTTACGATCCTCACGGACGAAGTCATAGCCTTCACGCCACCGCTTGAAGATCAGATTGGCAAGGTCCCTGGAGTCCTCGGTGTCAGCAGCCTTACGAGCCTCAGCTTCGGCCTGCAGGTCTTTAGAACTAGGCTGTACGTTGCTCATTACTCGCCCTTCCGGCGTTCTACAAGATCACAATCAGGACAGAGCACGAGGCCAGCATCGTCAATAACGTACGCAAGATCGCACCAAGAGCAGTTTAGCGGCTTGGGCATCCCCTTAGGATTCAGAAGATAGCCATCAGGAGGCAAGCCCTGGCCATGGGGAATAAACCGCTGCATCTCAGTCCCCACCAAGGCCGTGGGGCATGGGGTTAGATGGCGAAACCGCCTGAAGAACCTTCTGAACATCCTCATCGAATTCCACCAAATTCTTAGGTGAGGTTGGGACAGGCATCTTCTTGGCAGCAGCCTTCTCAGCGGCTCGATACTCCCCAGGGGTACGGGACATAGCAGCACGCATCAAACGTGCATTCTGGCTGACGATATATCCAACCAGAGCAAGGATAACAATGAACTCAGCGCCGATAAGGAACTCAGGCATCATCAGCAGCCTTACGGGGGCGGCCAGGGCCACGCTTGACAGCCGGAGACGTAGGAGCAGCCAGATTCATGGCCTCTTTGAGAGTCAGCAGCTGGGCAGCAAGATCAGCGTTCTCAGTCTCCTGCTCGTCCAGACGCTGGCAGGTGACATCGTGCTCACGGGCAAGATCGTCATGCCGCTCAGGATGCACAAAGCCACAGAGATTAGCCATCGTAGAAACACAGTCGTAGCAGACGTACAGGGAGCCACCAAAGCCGTCTGAGTCATACGGTCGCTGAGTATCCACAACAGGCTTGGCACTGAGAGTACAAAGGCGGCAATGGCCAGGGAAGGTCAGGTAATCGTTACGCAGAATCATCTCAGGACCCTCCACCAGGGGGAGTATTAGGGGTAGACATGGGCTGGCCAGGCTGACCAGGCTGAGGAAGTGCTTGCTTCAGAGCGTCATTCATCTGCTGAGTCTCGTCCATGTTGTTAAGAGCATCAGCCTTGCGCTTGGCATTCATAGCATTCTGGATGTGCAGCCCATCAAAGAAGCGACGCAACTTCTCATGATTCTTATTAGGCAGGCCGTAACCCTGCTGATCAGATGCCGCAGTATCCGAAGAGGCCGAAGTATCAGGAGCAGCGTAGCCCTCATTAGAGCTAGGCGAATGTCCAGTTTCACGGGCAAGCCAGGTCGCCACATCCTCAGCACTGGTAGCTGTAGAACTTGAAGTGTTCTTGTCGACTGGTTTAGCCATGTCCCTATCCTACTAGATTTCGATCTTAGACTTTTTGGACTTGTTCTTGAGCAACATCTTATCAAAGTGGTCCTGAACCCAATCGACTGGAGTCTTTCGACGCAGAGCGGGAAGAGGACGGGTCATAAGCCCATATCGGAAGGCATCAACAGCGTGATCCTCCAGAGTGGTGTTCAGATCCTCAGGATTGGTGTCATCGTGCATCATTCCAGGAATTGTACGTACAAGATTCTCACAAGTAGAGAAAATCTGTACTCCTGGGAGACCGTCATGGCCCATAGGTTGCATATACTCACGCACTCGGAGCCAGCCAGCAATCCGGTCATTCTTGGCTCGGATGTTGCGCCAGCCCGCAGAGGCCCACTGATCAGCAATAGTCAGCGTGTCTCGCTTAGCCCAACAGGCAGGATCGGCATAGGACTTGCTAATCTTCTCGCCCACCTTGCGCCGAGAACACACCTCATTAGCCTGCTGAGCGGGTGTCAAACGAGTCTTGTACACCTCACGGTAGACATAGCACCGGCCATCAGGGTCCCAGGCAAGCCAGAGCGTACAGAATGGAGCAGCGTAGCCCCAGTCAGTAGCCTCAATCTTCTGCCACGAGTCTGGGATGGGGAACGGAGGAATGACGTGGTAAGGCACCTCTACATTGTTCTGATAGTCCTTACGCTTGAACTCCGTGAAGAACATACCCTCAGGAAGATCCCAGTCGCCATAAAGCATGCGACGCTTCTCCTTCTCAGGTAGCGTCTTAAGCATGTTTACATACTCTTTGGTCATGTGCGGATTATCCATGACCGTGGATGGCACGAAGGCTACGTAGCGCAGTTCTTGCTTCTGATCCTCAGTAAGCGTGTCCAGATCTTCTCTAAGCTCTCGCCAACGTTGATCAGAGTCACGCTCTAGCCAAGTTGCCCCGGTCTCTCCGTAGTTAGTCGTATCCACAAAGGTCGACTTGAAGAAGGCATGGCCACGAGAGCCAGGGTTAGTGGCGGCAATAACATGAGGACGAGCCCCACGCTTCATCTTAGAGATAGGAGAACGAGCACGAGAGCGAATAAGCTCATACTGGTACTGCGTGAACTGCGTCGCCTCATCGAAGGCAATCATGTCGTACTCCGCAGACAAGTACTGACCTACGTCCTCATCAGTCTGGCAGTAACCAAACTCAATGACCGAGCCATTAGGAAAGCGCCACTCCATGTCAGCGGAGCGATATACCGGCATCTCTTCCTTGGGAGTATGCGTGGCGTACAGCATCAACGAACGAGCGATGATCGAACGCTTAAGTTCCTTCAGCTTGGTACGGAGAATAAGTGTGCGATGGCCACTCACCTCACGGCTCTTGCGCCACGAGCGGTGAAGAATCCACTCAGACTTGCCACCACCAGCAGCGCCTCCATAGACAAGCTCGATAACCTCATCGGCCAGCTTGTCAGCCACCAACTGCTTACCGGTCAGTGTCCATGCGTTCTCAGCCTTCTCCAGCAAGGACAAATAGTCCTCCTGGTCCTTCGGCGTGAGTGCATCAAACTCCTCCATAGAGAGAAGTTCATCGGGATTGATCTTATCCATTGTCCAAGTTCTCTAGGGCACGCATACGGAAAGCAGCAAGGGATTCCTTACGGTCCTCCGCAGTCTCAGCAGCAATAAGAGACTCTTGTTCAGAGTCAAAGTCCAAGTCCTTGGCCATAGCCACGAAGTCACGAGCCACCTTAGAAGCCTCACCCGCATTACGGAATTGAAGCTTGCCAAGGAGGATCTCATTAGCAGCCATAGCCGCAACAGCTACAGCCATAGCCTTCATCGCACGAGGGTCAGGAAGGCCAGCAATCTTGTTAGCAATGATCCCCTCATCCGTTACCAGAGCCGGCGGCATAGCAGGAGGCTTAGGCTTGGGATTACGGGGAACGATCGGCTCAGGAATTAGGGGGGAGATCGCCACTGGGAACAACTGAGACAGGGACGGGCAGCGACTGAGCGACCTGGCCACGGGCAATAAAGCCCGCAAGCGCACCGACACCCGCAGCAGCGATGGTGATGAGGTCAGTGGCTTCAGCGCCCACAACCTTGAGATAGGCGCCGGCCAGCAGAGCAACCGTCGTCAGGAAGACAAGACCAACAGTGACCAAACGGGGAAGCGTCGGATCGTCCATCAGACACCAGCAATCTTGGTACGGGGAACCTCAGTCAGAAGATCAAGAAAGCCCTGATTGACGCCAAGATCCTTGCAACCGATGTACTTAAGAGCCTGATACTCGGCATCAGAGGCGATGTACCGCTTGAACAGACCACTGCAGGCATAGGCGCCATAGCCCTTATCACGAGCAATAACAGTCACGTCTTCATCCTCCGAAGGGGTAGAGGCCACAGGCCCCGCCAATTGATCACAAAGATTTGCAACTCGGCCAGCATCCAGAAAGCCTGGATCCCAGTGAGCATTCTCAGGGACATGCTGATGACCCATCCAACCATTGAAGTTGGTAAAGGCGTCAGCACCAAAACGGATAGGAGAGCTATACGAAGCAAGCACAATGCCCTCATTGGCTCCGTAGAACCTAGGGTGGTTATGCCAATCAAAGTTCAGGCCATTAGCCTTAAGATCCACGAGCCACTTGGCCAAAGCAGCCATCTCATCCTCTGCCCAGGGGTCTGCAGAGTAGCGGCACCACTCCACCTGAACCACATGACCAGCACGGTTGGTGTCAGCCCCACCAGGAGCGTTCTCAACGGTGTAAGCATTGGTGCTCAGCGGCAGCAGCTGGACAACACGAGTGCCATCAGCAAGGAACGTAGGAAGACCCTTGTTCCACTGCCCAGGGCCACCACGCCACAGGTTGCGGATAGCGCCCCACGAGCCCCTAGGAGACTCCGTAGTATGGATAATGACCTTGTCAGCCCCAGGGCCAATAGCAAGGCCGGCGCCGGGCTCAATATCATGCTCGTATCCGGGCAGAAGATCCTGCACTAGTCCTCCTCATCGCTGAAAGCCAGCGGCATAGTCGTATTCTCTAGATCAGCGAGGGAATCAAAGTGATCCCACTCGTGAGGGGCCTCAGGAAGCACAGGAGGAGAGGGTTTATGCCCACCAGCCTTGCGAATCCTGATTTCAGACTGAATTAGCTTAATTTCAGCCTTGATACCCTCAGAAACCACGGGAAATTGGTTACCCAACTCCTCTAAGTCCAATTCTAGCAGGCTAAGCCGCCCATCCAAGTGGGCATCAGAGACATCACGCTGCTTATTTGTCTTATGGCGGTTTGTGCGTACACGTCCCCAGCTGTATCTACCCAAGTTGCTCCCTGAGTGCTGCAATTTTGACCTTCCGTTCCTGCAATTTGTTGTCCTTGAGCGTCACTGCACGCTGTTCAGACTGATCTTTGCGCCGGAGAACAGTATATTGGGCTTCCTGACGGGGAGTCGGAGGCATGGAAATACCACTAAGCCGCTTGAAGATGTCCTCAGCCACCTCATGAGATACCCAATACTTGTTAGGACCGTATACCAGGTCCGTAAAAGCCCCAAATGAGCGGCCTGCACGGTCTGCAAGCTCCCTCCATGAGAGCCCAGACTCATTCTTGATCTTCAACAGAGCAGGGCGGAACTCCTCAATAGGAATATGCTGCTTTGCTGTATTGCTTAGCGACTTACGTGCAATCTCGCTGCGACTGGGAGCGTGACCAGGGGCATATTTGAGCTTGCCACGGGCCTTGAACTTCATTCCACAGCACTTACACACCAAGTTTCGCACGAAATGCCTCAATCTCTCGTTCTAGGGCTCCCAGTTTAAGGTTTACTTGGAATCCTGGCTCTTTTACGCCAAGAAGCCATGCCTCAAAGTCCAGAAGAGTGACTAATTCATACATTCAGCCTGTACGCCAACGACTGATTTGCTTATTTCCAGTGTGCCCACCCTCTGCGTCCATCATTCACCTACGATATTCTCAAACTTGGTGCACTGAGCCAGCCACTCTGCTCGTACGGTACCTGTAGGGCCTCCACGATGCTTAGCTACGATCAGTTCAGCCTTGCCCTTGTCCTCCGTGTCGGGCTCGTACACCTCTTCTCGATAGATAAAGATACACACATCTGCGTCTTGCTCCAAAGAGCCTGACTCACGTAGATCGGAGAGCATTGGACGCTTATCCAGGCGGTCCTCAAGCTTCCTGTTCAGCTGAGACAGGGCGACTACTGGAGTATCTAGAGTGCGGGACATCACCTTAAGCGCACGACTGATCTTACTAATCTCGTTCTGACGAGACTCGCCCTCACCAGAGAGCAGCTGAACGTAGTCAAGAGCCACGAGGCCAAGATCGCCCATCTCTTCCTTGAACTCCTCAAGTTCCTTCTGTACCTCAGCCATCTTGAGCATTGGCGTGTCAGACACCCAAATGGGGGCATCACACAGACGGGCAAAGGCGTGAGAGAACCGTGACCACTCAGGCTCAGACAGATTGCCCCGCTTCAGCCGTTGAGAGTCTAGCCCAGCGTCCATGCACGCCAACCGCTCTGTGAGTTCAAGAAGGTCCATCTCCAGGGAGTAGACAACCACAGGGCGCTTAGCCACTACAGCCGTCTCATAGACGAACTTGAGCATGAGAGCAGACTTGCCCATAGCCGGGCGGGCGCCAATCAGATATATTTTGCCGCCATGCAGGCCGTAGATCAGTTGGTCAAGCTCCTTCAGGCCAGTAGGCGCTCCAAGGTAGCTGCCATCAAAGAAGGACTCAAGACGCTCTGAGTAGTCAGAGAGCCCTTCCCCAATGGCCAGGTCAATGAGCTTCACTGATAACTCTCAAGGTGCCGCAGCTGATTCCATCCATCGAAGTTACCATCAGTACTCCAGATATGGCTAGGCGTAGCAACATGCTCAAGGGGAGACCAGTGGGGAGGGTCGGCAGTGATGAGCTTGTCGTACAGTTCCAGATCCTTGCTCACGTCACGAATACCATCGTGGGTGAGATAACTAACCCGGGCACAACGGGCTGCGCTTACTTTACGAAGTTGGGCATTTTCCAAAGGGTTGCCATTACGAAAATCAACGTAAGGAAGGTGCCAGTCACCATAGCCAAGCTCGACCGGCTTACTTAGAAGCTGTGCCTGTGCAGTGCAAACAGCCAGTTGGTCAATCTCAGGCTGTGCCAGAGGACTCATCCGCTGAGCGAAGAAGTTATCCCAGCCGGCAGCAGTGCTCGTGATAATAGCCTTGTGCCACATGAACGGTTCGAGTACACGGTTGACGATCTGCTTGTGCACGCCCATGGCCAGCATAGCCTCAGCACGGTCAGCAGCATCCTCAGACGCCTTGCGCCACACGATGTTAGCCGTACGGGTTTGGGAGTCGTTAAAGGGAATGCCCGCCTGCATGCCAGGCTGATTGGCCCCGTATTCAATGGGATACGCAGGGTTCTCACGGACCTGCTGAATAAGCTTGCTCGTGGGGATGGCCCGACTGCTGGCAGAGTTACGGCTGAACGCTCGGTGGGTGTTCACCTCAGCGAGAATGAACCGATGGAACTGGCACTCAACCGTCGTGAGCCGTGAGCCAGTGGGGGAAACAGAGTCAGCGATAACTTTGGCGTAGATGGTCACAGGTCCACCGTAGCCAGCGTGGTGCCAGGAGTCAAGCCTTCAACGGGGATTCCGTCAATCTCTTGGATGGCCTGACGCTCAAGCGTGGCCTCCATGTTGCAGAGATAGCCGTTAAGTTCCTCGTTCTCAGCGTTGAGGATGTCAATGGTCTGCTCAAGCAGCGTGAGACGATTCTGAACCCACTTGGGCAAAGAGGCTACATCATATTTAGGCGTTCTAGACACTAGGTTTCCTTTGATACCTAAGCCGACTCCTAAGTCGGTGGCACTCTTTACAGCGCCTAGTTCCGTTAGTACGAATGGCAGTATTTCGCTTATCAAACAGG